CTCAATCGCGCAATATTGATAAGGATTTTAAATGCCGAAGCCATAAACTTTGGTGACATACGGCCATCAAAAGATTTATAATCTCCAGCAATGATTCTGTCCTCTCCAAATTTTCGAACATGTTGCATAAATGTGGTCCATTGTGAGGACTCAACATTAACACCAACAGCACATTCAAAAACAAGAGGATTAGTTTGCATCAATTTGGCAAGTGTCAAATAATATTTGCGAACTAAAAGAGTGAAGGCAAGATTACTTCCAACAAAAACTCGGACTTTCGTTTTTCCGATTTTTGTGGGTTCATCCTTCAAAGCGCCTTTAAAAACTGTATTAACAGTTTCTCCGCGCTTCAAAATATCCTCCATCCTTGCTACTTCTGCCCAATACTCTGGATCCATATCCAAAGGATCAGAAATTCCTTGAACGTATCGCTCAGTACGTCGAATAACAGAAGTTTTACTGCCGCCGGTTGGAAAACCTTTGGAAGTTTTAAGATTGATGGCATTTAAATACGCAACGCCGTCAATCCCAGCAAGATTAGCATCATCAGAAATTTTTCCTACCTCGGATAATTTCTCAGGATGCTGCCTAAAATACGACTGGACACTAGTATCATAATCAATAACTGCCTTAGCTACGAATTCATCTTCGAAAGCAAAAGCTGTATGACATTTGTTGTCCAAATCAACCTCCCAATGAATAGGATCATCCATTTGGTAAGGTTTTCCATGTATTTTAGGCAAGGCCATAATCTCTGCAACATCTTTCGAAATAAGATGTGTTCTAACTGCAGAGTAAAAACGGCCACGTGGCAAACTGGTCTCGCCTAAGACCAACATATTTGGCCCCTGATCCATTTTAAGCACAACAGAATCTTCCTGAGGTGCTCGCAACGGTCCAACATCAACACCCATAACAACAGTGTCAAAGTTAGTCCGCGAATGCGAAGTCAAAATGTGGGGGCGCGATTCTAACGCACACAAAGCAGAATCGAAGTCTGCCTGCGTTAATCGCCCACAACCCCCCTTGTTTCCTTTGCCAGCTAAATGAAAGCCGGCAATAAAAGGCAAAGGAGCTTCTCCCAAAATGGGAGCCATGCATAATCCATCATATGTTGGAAAATCCAAAGAATATTTAAATCCTTTGAACACTCCACCCTGAGTAGTATCCAATACTCCTGGATTAGCAATAAACCACGAAGTGGTAACTGGGGCATCTTCAACAAAATGCACCATAGTGGCAAAGAAATCACGTTCTGGATACGCAATAGGCAAATACTTAGTCAAATCCTTGGAAGGTCCAAATTCTGGACAATACCATAAGGCCAAATCCGTATCAGGAATTTTATAAGTATTTTGCGCATTAACTGAAGAACGCACAACGCGGTTATTTCGCATATAAATAGTCGAAATACCACCGTCTTTTGGAATGCTATGACTCGGAATCAATAAAACATCATTCTTCATAGGAATGACATAATTGAAACGAGTCTTCCATCACTCTTCCAAACACAAGACAATTTGTAAATATTCT